TAGAAGCTACTTGGAGGGACTCTCCGCACGTTAAAAAAGAAGCGATTGACCTAGCTAGACGAGACGCCGAACGCAAAGGCACCCTCCCAGCCTTTTTACAGGAGTACGAACTCGAGTTTAAGAGCGTACAGGGTGCAGTCTACCCAATATTTGACCGCAAAATACACGTTATTAAACCGAGTGAAGTACCTGACGACCTCACTATATATGGTGGTATCGACTTCGGCTACCACACTACAGCTTTTATTTTAATTGGAATTGACAAAGACCAGAACTATTATATATTTGATGAGATTTACGCCCGTCAAGAGGTATTAAACGACATTATTCCTAGAATACGTCAAAAAATAGGTGATAAAAGACTAGTGTTAATGGTTGGTGACTCCGCTAACCGTGATGCACTTGAAGTAATGGGCAAAGAGTTCCCAATGGTGCCAGCTTCTAAGGGTGCAGGTAGCATAATTGACGGTATTGACTTAGTGAGAAACCTTCTCAAACCCCGCACCCAATTAGTTGGACTGCCAAAACCCTCAATGTTTGTTACTTCTAACTGTCGAAACTTCATAATTGAGATGGAAAGCTACAAATACCCAGAGGAAAAAGAGAATCGCAACCCATCAGACCTACCAATGAAAGAAAACGACCACGGACTAGACGCTTACAGGTATGTAGTTTTACATTTAAAACACGGCGTAGAAAAAGATTCTAAGATGCCAGCGCCCAAAATAACATTTAACGATTACGGTTTAATGTAGAAAGTGATATATTAAGGTTATGATTAGCAAAGCTCACTCTGACATCCAAAGCTACATCGACGCTATCCCCTATGGCCAGATTAACCTTATTATCCACAAAGTAAACCGTAAAGTAGTAGCTGTAGAGACTGAAGGACAGGAGACTCTTAGATATACTGACACCGATGCCGCCCTCCTAGACATCAAGGCTATACTTGAAAACTTGAAAAACACTGGATATTCTGGCAAAGCTCATATAGAATTACAATATAAAGATGGACAAATCTCCATCGTTAGTATCCACGACACCAAAAAAACTCAATACTAAAAGGAAAAAACCCGTGAAAGACAAAAAAGAGTACGACGAAAAGGTAGAAGAAAAAGAAACCGTTACCGAGAAAAAAGGCGAAACGATTTACGAATTAAAAAGCCAATTTGCTGACGACCTTGAAGCACACGACAATTACATAACTGACTTTGACGCTTACGAAGCTATGCTTATAGGCGAAGTTTGGGATTCTGTTTCTAAGTCTGTTAAGAAGTCTTCTATCACTGACAGCTATGCCGCGACGCTTGCAATCGAGAGAGCTGCTAGAGTTATGGGTAAACTACCTGATGGACAAGTTGAAGCTATTGCTAAGCGAGATACTGGCAAAGCCGCATTCATGGAGATACTCCGCCAAAAATGGATATACCCTAACGCCAACTCTCAACACCCGTTCTTTATTAAATTGAGAATGTGGCAACTCTACTCCTCAGTCTACGGGTATATGCCTATGTACTATGACTGGAACGTATCGCCAGATGGTTCATATATTGGGCCAGATTGTTGGTTGTGGAACCCTCGTAACCTAATCCCTCAAATGGGACGTACTTCACTTGCAGATATGGACTATGTGACTGCACTTTCTTGGGTCGGCAAAAAACAAATTGACGAATACATGGAAGAAGATGATGACGCTGGTTGGGACAAAGCAGGACTCAAAACTCTAAAAGAACTTGTCGAAGCTGGTGATGAAAAAGGTTCAGTTGACGCTCAACGAGATACTGAAGTCAGCCGAATCCGTACACTTGGCGATACTAAAAAAGGAATCTGTTTAGCTACTAGATATGAAGCTGGTGACGAAGGTGAATGGGTAACTTTTGCTCCTGACCACGGTTGCTTAGAAGTTAGACGACTTGCTAACCCACACAAGAATGGCAAAATACCATTTGTGATTAAATACTCAATGCCACTTTATGATTCATTCTACGGTATGGGTGACTTCCAGCGAGCTAAACCACTACAGTTTGCAAGAGACGGTTTAACCAACTTCTACTTCCACGGTATTAAAATGAACCTTTCACCTCCTATGGTTATCAATGCCAACGGTGTAATCAAGCACACGATTGACGCCACTAACCCTGCACAGGTAATGATGGAGACAATCCCTAACTCTATCCGCAGACTTGAAACTTCTACGGCTGGTCTATCGACCTACCAAGCCGCCCAATCACAATTGACGGGTTCTTTGCTCTCTCTCTACGGTACTCAGAATGCCTCCATTCCTGGTGCCGAGGCACTGAACCCGTCACAAGGTAAAACTCCTGCTGCTATATCTATGTATGGCGACAAGGAAGCTACCCGTGACGGCCAAGAACGCACTTACATGGAACAGGCTATCGAACAACTAACAGATGGTTTCTTCTCACTTGTGGGTAATATCGGAACTGAAAACATACCTGTCACATTATTCGCCAAAGACATTGAAGAAATACAAAAGATGGGCTACGAAGATATACTTGAAATGGTACAGCCTAGTGAATCTGGTGAAGCTGGAACTCTGATGATTAAACCAGAAGGTCTAAAAGACGCTGCTTACCGCTTCAACATTACACATGGCTCAACTAAAGAAATGGACAAAGAGAAACAACTCGCATCGCTTGAGAGGCTTATGGGTGTGGTCGGAAAATTCCAGAACGAACTTAAAGAGAATCCTAACCTCGTAATAGGTTGGGACGAAATGCTAACTGACTATCAGTCACTATCTGACCTACCAAACGCCAACCAGTACGTCCGCCCACTTAATGAACAAGAAATAGCTGAACGAGAAGCCTTGATGCAACAGCAAGCCCAAATGCAAGCTGAAGAACAAGCTAAGATGCAAGAAGAACAGATGATGGCTCAACAATCCGCTATTGCTCCAGCAGCAACTTCAGTTAGAGGCATGACGTTCCAAGACCCAGACTTAGGCTCAATCGCCCAAGAACTAGATTCAATGTAATTTAAAGTAATTTAAGGAGAGTTAAATGAAATATGGCATTCCAGAAGGTAGCTCAATCGACCTACCAGTAAGTCAAGTAGACCCAGAGTCTAAATCAAGAGAAATACAAATGGCTAACTTTACGGAAAAGCCTGAGTGGAAGCTACTCAAAGAACATCTTGAAGCACGTAAAAAGTTTTACCAACTATGTCTGCCAAACGGCACCCCAATTACTGAGATACCAATGGAGGAGGTCGCTGCACGTTGGGTCGCCGCCAATACCATTATTCAAGAGATAGACGCCATAATAAGTACCTATGAGGAGGTAGCTAAGAGTGTACGAACCCAAACCACTTAACTACACAGAGCTACAAGTAGACCCACCAACTGTAGACTATCACCAAGAGCCAGAGCTAATTAAACCTAAAGGCCCATGGAAACAACGGGGCAATCATATCTATAGAGAAGCTGAGGGGCTTAACTATGGTAGTCGTATCCCACCAACTCACAAATTAGTGGGGACTGATAGTAAAGGGTTGCCTATACTTGAACGAATTAAACTTTAGTAGTATTATTCAATTACGAGTGTCGCCCGTACTCTAAACGTGGGGCTGTAATAAATAAAAAGAAGGATTAACAAAATGGACGAAGAAGCAGTATCACAAACGAATGATGATGCAGCAGAACTGGAAAACCAAGACGAAGGCGTTGAGGAGTCCACCAGTGATGAGAACCTTAATAATGAGAATCAAGAAGTAGAAGAAACCGTTGAAACGACAGAGGAAACTCAAGAAACAGAAGAAGAAGCTACCGAAGAAGAATTATCGCCCCGCCAACAAAAGCGTGTCGAACAACTGAAACAAAGTAAGTTGGATTCAATTCTTGACAGGGTTACACAAGGTAAGACTCAAAGTTCTACCTACAAACCACTTGATTATAAAGAGACTATTGATGCCGACCCACAGGTAATAGAACAACTGTCTAAGGACAGAAGTAGTGCAGTTGAAGATGCGGTAACGCAAAATCAAGAGTACATTAAAACTGAACTGTGGAAGCGAGACATCAAGACTGACCTATCCCTTGTAAAAGACAAGCTAGACAGGCTTGACCCATCTGACGCTAGAGCTATTGATAAAGAGTATCTACTCTACTCAGGGTATGACCCTCAAAGTGGACGGGTTGCAAACCCAACCATCGGTTATGCCGAGTTCGTAGAAGCACAAATAGACCGAGCAAATAAAATAGCCTCAAATCTCAATGTAAGGACTCAACAAAATGTTGCTAAACAAGCCGCCCAAACAGGCTTACGCCCTACAGGTGGAGCAAGTAAAGCAACAAAAATTTCTTCAGCAGACGACATCGCCAATATAAGTGATGCTGACTGGGAAAAGAATAGGGATTCCTACCTGAAACAAATGGGCATTACAAAACGTTAAAAATCTAAGGAAAAAATAAACAATGAGTACATTAAACTCTAACTCAACTCGTTCCCTTTCTCAGACCGCACAGGTCATCAAAGAAATCTGGGACAAAGAAATTCACAAACCTTTCTACAAGAAACTACAATCAGCTAAATTAGTAAACCGTGATGACGGTCTAGTTGCTGCTGGTGGCGACCTAGTTCGCAAGCCATTTCTTGACACTGTAGACGCACGTGCTAAATCTGCTTCTACAGACGTTACATTTGACGTACCTTTCGGTTCACCTATCAGCTATAACATCGACAAGCACTACTACTCTGCTGTTCGTATTGAGAAAATCGCTGAAGTACAAAGCTCATGGAACTTACAAGAAGCTTTCCGTGGCGCTCAGACTGAAGCTTTGGCTCGCCAAATCGACACTGACGTACTAGGACAATTCGCATCTGTAGGTACAACTGTATCTGGTGGTGCTGCAATTGACGACGCTGACATGATTGCTGTTGTTGCTGCTTTCGATGCTGCTAATACTCCAATGGAAATGCGCCGTGGTGTTATCGGTTCTGGAACCAAGGGTGACTTACTAAACGTAAACAAATATGTTGCTTACGACCAAACTGGTAAAACAGGTAAAGCTGTTGACGGTTCAAGTGGTCTAGTATCTAGCGTTTACGACATGGACATCTACCACTCTCAGAACGTACCTGTTTCTACAACTGGACGAAACCAGTTCTTCCACAAGGATGCACTAAGCCTTGCAGAACAGTTGAAGCCAACTACTGAAACTGAAAAAGTTGCTCGTTCACTAGCTTTGGACGTCGTTGTTCACACTATTTACGGTGTAAACGTAGACCGCCCTGCAAGCTACATCGAAGTTACTCGTACATCTGCTGCTTAATTTAACAAAATAAAAAGGAATTAAAACTATGTCACAATTTGAAACATACGTTGGAAACGGCTCAAGAGAAATCTTCGTCGCTAGCACACAAGCTGGTGTCGCAACTTCTACTGCTCTTTCAACAACTCAGACTGGAATTACACTAACTAACCCTGCTGGCTCAGGAAAGACTCTAGTAGTCTTGACTGTCGCTGGTGCTGTTAGTGC